AAAGAAAAAGAAAAAAAAGTAATAAAAGAAAAGGATAAAGAAACAGAAAAAGAAAAAGAAAAAGAAAGTACCAAAGAAAAAGAAAAAGAAAAAGAAAAAGAAATTACAAAAGAAAATTATCAAAAAAAAGAAAAAGAAACGCCACCACTCAAAAATCAAAAAATTCATGATTCTAAACAAAGTACTTTGTTAAACAAGGGTACTATGGCTATACATAGTACCGGACAGGAATCTCTCCACACTACCCATGACCCTAACTCCCCTAACTCTTTTCCCCTAAATCCCCTTTCCCCTTCAAGAGCGAAGCTCCCTGTGGATACCACAAATGACGTTCCGCCCGCCAAAATTGCTGTTCCGCCTGATAATCAACAAGATAAGGAAACAGAGGGCGAAAGCGATATTGATAATCAGGAGGTTACGTTTGATTTAGATAATAATTCCATAGGGAAATATGGTTTTAAGGCTTATTCAGGTACTAAAGGCAGCGTGGAGTATCGAAGTGGGGTAAGTATATCAAAAGGGAAAAATGTGGCTCAAATGGCGGCTAAGAAATCGAATGGGGGCGTTTTTGGGGCGGTTCAGTTCCGACAATGTTTGGTGGATAATGGTGTGGATGGTCAGGTGGCTGATGACTACATGGCGGTAAGGAGGGCTAAGAAGGGGGTGTTTACCAAAACAGCCTTTACGCTATTGCTTAACGAAGTCCAACGCCACAACATCTCCCTTAACGATGCCGCCCTCACCTGCATTGACCGGAACTGGATTGCCTACAATCATGAATGGGTGCTTAAACTTGAATTTCAATACGTTAATGGCGTTAAGTTAGAGAAAAAGTTTAACCCATCACCCCCTCCCATTTCTTCCAAACCTAAAATGATAAAAAATCCAAATGGAACTTTTACAATAAGAAAGCAGTAAATAATTATAACTCACCATATTAAACCATATCAGTTAAAGTAATACATAAACTATGAGTAACCATTTTATTAATTCCGCAGAACTCCCTTGTGACACAGAGATTGAGAAGGCTGTGTTGGGGCAGATGCTTATATCTGACTCTTTGCACGTAACCATCATCCCTTCATTAAAGAAGTCGTATTTTAGTGATAACGCCAACAGGAGTATCTTTTTGGCTATAAGGGAATTATATGACACCAACACCCCTATTGACATTTTGTCTGTTGTCAATAAGTTAAAGAAGTCAGGCACGCTTGCTGATGTGGGTGGGGCGTATTACGTTTCTTCACTTACTAATCGTGTGGCTACTTCTGCCAATATTGAAACGCACGTTATGTTTCTTAAAGAACTGTATATAAAAAGGGCTATGTATAGGTTTGGACTTGAACTTTCGGCAAAAGCGCAGGATATAACAAATGACTCTTTTGAGGTCTTTGGTGAGGTAGGCAAGTTTTTAAGTAATATCAACGAACATATTATCGGTGTCTTTTCTAAACATAAAATGGAAGATACCATAAACGATGTCGTACATTCCATACTTAATCAGAAAAAAGGCTTTCGTGGAATAAATACAGGTAATGATGTCCTGAATAAAGAAACAGGCGGCTTTATCCCCTCAAACCTTATCATCCTTGCCGCCAGACCTTCTATGGGTAAGACAGCAAGGGCTTTGCAGTTTATGGTGGAAGCAGCCCTTTCAGGAGTTGACGTATTGATGTTTAGTATCGAAACAAGTAAAGAGAATATCATAAAAAGACTGCTGATTCAACTGTCAGGTATCAGCAGTAATGTTATCGCTGAAAATAATATGTTCGAGGAAGAAAAAGACAAACTGCATCAGGCGGCAGAAAAACTAAAGTCTTTAAGTATATATATTGACGACAATGCCGCCCCTACAATAGACTATATTAGAATGGTGACTCTTGAACATAAAAGAAAATCTCCCGGAAAAGAAATGATGATAGTTATAGATTATCTGCAAATAGTCCATGTGGTAGCAAATAAGAACAGCAGCATAGAACAGAATATTGCAAGTATATCTATCGGACTAAAACGTATCGCCAAAGAAACCAACTCCCCCGTTATTGCATTGGCGCAGCTTTCAAGAGAGGTGGAGAAAAGAAGCGACAAAAGACCCCTGCTGTCAGACCTTAGACATTCAGGACAGATAGAACAAGATGCCGATGTGGTACTGTCACTTTACCGCCCTTCTTACTACTATGAGCATGAAAATGACCCCGATTATAAAGACTTCGCCTATGGGGAATATGTCAATATCAGCGAAATGGCTATACTTAAAAATAAAGATGGCGGCACTGGCGTTATGATTCTGGAGAATTTCTTGAAAAATAAAATGATATTCACCGTCAATCAAAGACCCGAAACGCCTGATGTGAATAATCAGTGGTGAATGTTGTTTGAAAAGAAAAATATGTACTTTTGCGCTGTTGCTCTCTTGCCAGAGGCACGAACTTACCAAATGGCATACAACTGATACGCCTGCGTTGACATTGTATGCTATATAGCTTAGTGGTGTATTGGCGCACATGAGGGGAGAAAAAAACAATCCCACCAAAGAGAAGGTTCAACCCCTTCCTAAGTTACGATGTTTGAAAGTAAACTTAATGTTAAACTAAAAGAAGATACCCATCAGTATTTTGATGTTGCAGGTGTAGAGTATCTTTCAGTATCAAAATTTCTGCATAGTTTCACAACAGAAAAAGACTGGAATAAACTCTTGTCGTTATCTGCAAAGAAAAAAGGGGTATCCCTTGAAATGCTGAAAAAAGAATGGGAAAACAAAAAAAACAACTCCGCAGCAGAAGGGACAAGGCTTCATAATATACTGCAACGATACTCAGAGTATGGCGTGGTGGACGAAAAAGACCGATTCTTTAAGTCCGCAGTTTATGAAATCCACAAACTTTTTACCGATTATAAAAAGTCCTTTAATGAACAACCTGTGTTCTCCGAAAAACACCTCCTCGCAGGAACAATTGACAAGGCGTGTTTTTTTTCTGAAAAGAACAAAAAGTGTATAGATATATACGACTATAAAACCAATAAAGAGAAAGGAATACAATACGAGAATAGCTATGGCGATTACTTTAAACCTCCCATAGACCATTTGCAGGAATGTAACTATCTTATGTACGTGTTGCAGCTTTCTCTGTATGCAAGAATGATAGAGATAACATGGGGTTATAAGATTGGAAAACTATCCCTTATCTTTATCCCTCTCTCAAAGCCTGAACAGTGGTTTCTTATTCCTGTGCCTTATATGAAAGCAGAGGTTGATGCTATGTTAGCTGTGAAAGAATTGTCGGTTTAATGTTGCGTTTAGTCGCTATGGCAACGTGCTTTAGCGACTTTTTCAAAAAAAAATTATCTTTGTCAAAGAATAATATACTGTAATATGCTTTTTGCTTTTAGTCAAAAGAAAGGGGTTTTCATTTATCCACAGGCGTTGAAACTCACCAACAAACTGAAAAAAATGTCTGCCGAGCAGCAGATGTTTATCATGGCAGCATACGACTACAACAGCCCTTTCCATCAACACCCAGAAGATGAACGGATAAGAATGGCTGCCGCAACCTATCTTAAAGGAACAAAAAATCCACTTGCCATAAAAGGTATGGAAGCCTCCATAGAAGAGTATTGCGCCTTGCAGTATGATGCTAAAAGAGAAACTATAAGGAACTATAACAACAAGATAGCATCCCTTAACAAGATACTTATAAAAAGCAATGCTCCAAAGGATATTGTGGAACTCGACAAGGCAATAGAAATGCTCCTTAAACGACAGCGTGACCTGCAATCAGAGATAGATAAGTCTTTGGATGTTGTTGAAATCAAAGGACAAGGGAGTCTTAGCACCGTAGAGATGTTTCAGCGAAGGATGGAAGAGTATCATAAACGTAAAACCGAAGAGTTGAATAGAGTGCAGCCAATAGATATATAATGGAAACATCGTCAGAATACATTCCTATTATTAAGAAAAAAGGCTTTCTCCCTAACCCCATAGCGAGGTTTGGCGTACCTAAAGAGTTCGATGGACGTATTGACAGCAATGTAATGAAGTCCGAAGCCCATAGGATGTATTGGGATGAGCAGTTTAACTATTGTATTAATGGATATGAAACAGGGGGTTTGCGCATTCCGGGAATGTATTATTACTATCTCAACTTCTGTTATATATCTACTATCCTTCGTGGAAATCACCACCCTGAGTTTGTGGATATAGACTATGAGTTTTTCTGTCTTGTAGAAGAGGCGTTGAAGGAAAAGCATGGTATCATCTTGTTGAAAAAAAGAAGAGCAGGGGTTTCTGAAAAACTAAAGGGTATTATAGGTCATGGGCTGCGCTTTAGCCGCTATGGGTATAAGGCAGGGATAGTTTCAGGCAGGGAGACCTATTCAGAACTGTTGTTTTCAAAAGTAAAGCAGCACAATTCCGATGTGCGCCCCGAACTCTATCTACACACTTCTTCCAACTCATCAGAGCTATATGAGATGGGTTATGATGAGCGTACCGATGCAGGGTTTATCAGGAGTGGTAGCGGAAATACCGTAATCAGCAAGACCATGAACACCAACCCTCGTGTGCTTGTGGGGAACTTGTTTAACCTCGTGGCTTTTGAAGAGTCGGGAGAAAATGATGTGTTAGAGAAAGGGTACAACGCCACCAAGCCTTGTTTTATGGTTGGTAACGAGATGGTGGGGCTACCTCTTGTCTTTGGCACAGGGGGCGATGTGTCGGCTTCGGCAAAGGACTTTCAGGCAATGTGGGCGGAAGCAGATAAGTATAAACTTGTAAGGTTTCGTATGCACGCAGATAGAATGGTGATAGGAATGTTTGTCGGCAGCCGTAATACGAAAGGCATTATTGAGGAGAATATTCCAAATATCATTAATGATGAAAGGTACAAGGGGCTTTCAAGAGAGCAGTTGCTTGGCGTTGAAGATGTAAAGTGCGCTATTGACACAAGGCTGCAAGTAAGGGAGGACTTGCGCAAATCCAACGACCCACAGAAACTCTTTGACGAGCTTAGGGACAACCCCCTTAATGACAACGAGGCGTTTCTGAAGTTTTCAGGAAACCCTTTTAACCCCGAGAAACTGTCTGTTCAGCATAATGTTAACATTATCAATAAGTCCGACTTTTACAAGCCATATATTTTAGATTGGAAGAGAAAAGACAGTGGAGAGCCTCTGATACCCCTTGAAATAGATATGTCTAAGGTCAGGGTTGCAGAAACAGAAGCCGAGATAAGAGAGTCTATCTATATATCTGTTTTCCCTAAGCGTGGGGTTAGAGACCTTTATGTAGCAGGGGGTGACAGCTATGATATAGACAAGTCTGTAACATCAAAGTCACTTGGCGGTATGGTGGTGCTGGCAAGGGATTCCTTTGCCCTCCCTGCCGAACACAGAATGTCGCCACACGCCATTATAAGACAACGCCCTTCAAGGAAGGAAATCTTTTGGGAGAACTGNNAGTGGGAACTTTATGGTTGACGTGGCAAAGCCAGGCATCATAGATTATTTCAAGCGTATGGGCGGAAGGCAGTACCTCGCCATCAGACCGCAGAGTCTTGAAACAGAACACTCAGAGCAGGTGCATGAGTTCGGATGTAACCTTGTGCCAAGAGCAAGGAATACGATGATAAGCTATATGCAGTCGTATGTGGAGGATTATCACATGAATATTAAGTTCGACTTGTTAACAAGAGAGCTTATGGACTTTGACGTTAAGGCAAGAGATAGCGACAACGACTGCGCTGATGCACTCGGGCTTGCACTCATACGGCACTATGATATGGCTAAACTTCCACAGAGTGAAGAAGACCTGTCTGCTTACGACCCTTACCCTGTTGAGGTATTCGCCACAACACCTGATGGCGATGGAAGTAATAGATTAATCATTGCTAATAAAGTTGTTAACAATAAGTCGGTTATAACAAAAAATGGTATTGTTATAACAGACCCATTAACATTATATTTGCAGTAATTTTATTGATATTTTTGATGGATAGCGAATTTCCTAATGTACATGAGCCTCAAACGATGAAACATGCAATAGCTGTTATTGAATATGCTATTGCTAATTTCAGGAACGACTCAACACGTATAAAGAAAATCAATAAACTGAAAAAGTCTTATCTCGGAAAGTCCAATAAAGAAGAAAGAGATGCCATTGAGAATATTAAGGGGACAAGCAAGTCTAAGGTTCGTTATGTGGATTATAGGCTTACCAAGTCAAAGACCGACAGGCTTATAGGGGAGTTTATTGAACGACCTATTAACGGTACGGTATATGCAGTAAACTCTATAAGCATAAAAGAAAAGAAGGATATTGTTGACTTTAACACCGCTTACCGTGCTATGCAAGCACCTTTACAGAAACTTAGAGAGAACAGTATTTCAGATACATGGAGAGGGATGCCCCCTGTTGATGTTGACGAAAATGGCGTGATGAAAGATGAGGTGAGGCTTGCTAAAGAGATAATCATGCAAAGGATTATCAATGACTTTATTAAGAAGAAGGGGCTTAAAGACCAGCTTTATTACAACCGATTAGATTCAATATTAGGTAGTGAGTGCTTTGGCAAAGTGTTTATTGATACCGATGGCTTCGTTAAATACAGAAGCATAGACATAAGAAATGCTTTATTTGAAGAAACGGAAAATGACCCTTATTGTTTACGCAGCCCTTATATGGGTGAGTACAGGCGAATGTATATATCGGAGATAGTAAATGAGATTCCTGACTTCCCGAGCGACAAGATAAAAGAGCTAAAGGCGATAGAAGGGGCTATGCGTGAAAATACTTATGTGCTTAATTCTAATACCGATAATTTTGTACTTGACAAAAAGAAAAACTTGCTTATAGACGTTTTCTTTGTTGAATACAAGGCTTATGATAAGTGGTTTATCTCAAAAACCTCTAAGAATAAAAACGGAGAATATATATCCTCTGAATTGTCGGAAAGTTATTACAACCAAAACAAGGCAAAGGTAAACAGGGGCATAAATAAAGAAGGGTGGAAGATTGATATTAAAGAGAAAGAGGTAAAGTATAAGATTGCACGTGTAGGCAATGACATTTATTGCGGCTTCGAGAAGTGTAAAAACATCACAGGCTCTTTAGAAAACCCTTTTCAGACAGAGTATGATTATTCTATATTGCTGTTTGGCAGCGTAGATGGCGAAAGGGTGTCTATCTATCAAAGCATGGAAGACCTCAAAGTGCAGTACAACGTTGTTCGCATGATGATTAACAGGGAGTTGTTTAAGTTCAAAGGGATGCAGTTGACTTATGACAGGCTGATGCTCCCCAAGACAGGAAACAAGACTACCACCGTTGACGAGGTTATCATTAAGATGATTAATGACGGTATCATTGACTATTCAAGTGGCTCTGATGGTGGACTGTACCGCAGCCCTAATGCCGACAGGACGGGTATAGATGTAAAAGACTTGGGCTTTTCAAGGTCTATGCCTATGTTGTTGCAGATGGCATTGGATATTGAGCAGACCGTTGACAGGCTTATAGGGTCAAACTCCGAGAGAAGCGGTCTTATCCCTGCATCAAGTACGGTTACTAACTCCAACCAAAATCTTATAGCTTCACGCTCGGTGACAGCACCTTTTGATTATTTCTTTGACCGCTACGTTGAGAACGTACTTAATAAATACCTTTCGAGGTCTAAGATATGCTACGGCATACTCCATAGAGATATTGGAGAGAACATTGTAGGTATAGACTACTCTGCTTATTTTGCTGACAACGATATATCTGATGATGATTATGCTTTTTCAATAGGCGATTCACGTAAAGAAGAGGTGTTAAGGCAGATAATGAGAATGTATATCCCTCAGTCTATCAACGCAAGAACGCTCGATGCTGATGCAGCGATGGCGGCAGAGATGGCGGATTCATTAGCGGAGGCACGTCTTATATTACAGAAAAATAGTGATAAATTAAAAGATTTACAGATGCAAAGCCAGCAGTCCGCCTCTGAAATGGAAAGTCAGAAGGTACAGCAAGCGTTGGCGATGCAGAAAGAACTTGGCGATATGAAAGCCCGTAATGATGCGGACTTACTCATTCTTGGCTCTCAGTTACAGCGTGGCGAAGATGCGCAGAAGGCAAGAGAGCAGTTTATCTTGAACGAACAAAACAACATGGCTCAAATGCAGATGCAGGAAGGGCAACAAGCATAATTTAATATTTTTGAACAAATGGACGAATTAGAAAAAAAAGAACAAGAGGATACATCAATTGAAGTTGATGCTCCCAAAAATGCTGATACCCCTGAAAATAATGAAGGCGATAAGCAGCAAGTAAAAGACAATGAATCTGATGCCGAAGGCGACAGCACAAGTGATGATGCTCAGAAAGAATCTTCTAAAGACGAAGGTGAAGCCGAAAGCGCAGAGGAGTTAAATATAGACGATGTAGATACTCCAGCCCCTGTACAAAAAGAGGAAGAAGTAAAGACGTTTTCATGGAAAAACGCAACCAAAGACCTTGACTTGGGTATTGAGTTAGAAAATGACGACATCACATCTTTTAAGAGAGGTCTTAGTGAGCTAAGAAACAAAGACAAGTCTGAGGCTTGGGACGAGGGCAGACGTTCTGTGATGGAAGGGCTTACCCCCGACCAACAGATACTCATAAACGCTTTCGACCAAGATGGAGGGGCTACAATAGACGAGATTGCAAACATAGGGGCGAAATGGGATAGGTTTATCAACCTTGACGATTCAGAACTGTATCGTCAGTCGTTGCTTTCGCAAGGTATCAGCAAAGATATTGTCGAAGAAATGGTGGCGTATGCCGAAGAAGATGGGCGTGTACGCTTTGAGGCGGCACAGTTGCGCTCTACGTTGAACGCAAATAAAGAACAAGCAAAACAGCAATATATCACCGACAAAGCCAATATGAGCATAGCTCATAAGAAGGCTATACAGGAGAAAGATGCTGCTGATATGAAAAAAGTTTCCGACATCCTTGAAGGGGTGACTGAATATAATGGAGTAAAAATTAGCGGTGACGCTAAAAAGAAGCTGGTTGAAAGATGGAATAGTGGGTTTTATCGTGAGAGATTTGCCAACGATTTTGATTTCACCGCAAAAGCAATTCTTCATGCCGAATTTGGTAAGCGGTTTGTTGAAGGCTCGATTGTGAATATAAAGAAAGAGGTTGAAAGAGAAACAAAAAGCAAACTCAAAGAAAAACTTCACAATCTAAGTGATACTTCTGGCAATAAAGGGGGTAGGGTAAGTGGCAACAACAACGATGATTTCTCTGAATGGGAAGGGCTACTGCGAGGTGGCGAACCTGTGAAGATAGTCAGAGGAAGTTGACGTGTACGTGGCAAGGGCGAACAATGTAATTAATTATTGTAAACCTTTAAAATGTAAAATTTATTATGGCTCAAATACAAATATCAAGAGGGGGCTTTGATGGAACATGTACTACATCAAGCAGCCTGTCGGCAAACTATATGACTAAAGAAGTTTGTCGTGAAATTATCGAAATGACAGAAGGGAGAAGTTTAACTACCCTTATCACAAGTTCGATTACCGATGGAAGACAAGTTCCTTCCATGAAACCGAAAATTAAAATTGTTGATGAAACAAAATCTGTCGGGGCAAATGCTTATCGTTTCCGCAAGATGGGACGTATTCAGATGGCTTCGGAGATTATTGCACAGGTGGGAACTACGGCAAGCGATGGCTCTTTTGCCTTACAGATGAATGACGACTATCTTTATGAGGGAAATGTCGTTACCTTCTACGCTCCTTATTTCCAAGCACGTGCTATGAGCAACCCTACGGGAGTTCCCGGAAACTTTGTGGTTCAGTTTCAGTCACAAGATGGTTCTCTGTTCGATTGGAACACACACGTAGCACCACAGGCAGGTACTAAGACTTGCTTTGGCGGGTACACATCATACGAGGAGCGTTCTTTGCGTGGCTACTCTCGTTCACACTACCCTGATGAGTACATTCAGCACATGAATATTCAACGTAAGACAGTTGCTTTCAGTGGCGATGCCCTTACTACTGTGTTGAAGTATGTCCCTAACGGAAAGAAAGGTGATGCTTATTGGGATTATGTGGCTACAAGCCAAGCACGTGCGCAGTTTAACTTAGAGGATGACTTTCAGAAAATGTATGGTCGCTCTAACATGATTGACGCTAACGGCAACTTACGCCCTGCGCCATTTCAGAAATCACGCTCCACAGGAGAGGATATTATGACAGGTATGGGTCTTGACCAACAGATTGAAGGGGAGAATGACTCTTTCGCAAGCGGTGCTGATGGTCGTGCTACCATTAATGACCACATGGATATGATGACTACGCTTTCTAAGCGCAGCAACAAAATCATGGGTGGTCATTGGTATGTTACCTGCGGCACAGATGGCTATGTTGACGCACAGCAAGAGTTGCGTGACTTTTGGCGTAATAGTCTTGGCGGACAGTCTAACGCTAACGCTTCCGATGTGGAAATAGAGGTAGGTCATAACTTCAACACTTTCAACTTTGCAGGTCAGAAGATAACCTTTATCTTAGACCCACAGAAGGATGATGACAAGAAGTTCCCTGCACGTACCACCGATGGTCGCCTGGCTTCTTCTCGCACTTACCACTACTTTGATGCTTCTGTTATAGATGCAGGGGGTATGAGCAACATCGAAATCCTGAAAAAGAACGCCAATGGCGTTGACCGCTCCTTTGTGAGCATCACACTTAATGGCATTACAGGTAGCGGTGCTACTCCTGTTGACGAGGTAGATGCTTTGAGAATGGCTATGCTTAAACAAGAGATGATTGTATGTTACTCTACACAGAGTAGCGGACGTATCTTGCCGTTCTAAGTAAGTTTATAATAGAGGGGTTGGTTGAACTCCGCCCCTCTATACTTTAGTAGTAATATTTTGAACAATTTAATACTTAAAAAAATGAGTGAAATTAATGATTTTGGCAGTGCTACGATAAGACTGCCTAATTGGGATGCCGAGATAAAGGCGTTACAGGAACGTATGCAAGGGTATAACGAGGTAGAACTTGTTATGATTAATGATGGCAATTACAGCAAGATGAAGAACGGTGGTTCTTCTTTTGTCAGTTTTACCGACCCAACCACAGGGCTTACTTGGGGCGTTCCACTTCAAGGGGGGTATGATAGCAATACAAAGACGTATAAGTTCAGGCGTATCATCTTTGGTAAAAATCGTGTTTACAGACTTAACAATCGTGCCGAAGCGATGGAGTTTCTTTGTGTTATCAAATCTCCGCTTGTAGAGGGTTCTCCTTTGGCGAAGTACGCATCACATGTGCGCCCTTTGTTTAAGGTTAAAGATGCAGTCCTTGAAGCTGTGAAACAGATAAGAAAGGCAGAGATAGAACTGATGACGAAAAACTGGATTATGGCTCTTAGCGATTCTGAGATTAAGGATTTTGGATTGGTGTTCAACATTAACCCTGACAAAAATCCTGTTGTCGTAGTTAAGGGTATATTGCTTGAGAAAGCCGTTAAAGACCCTGAGCGTATGCGTGAAATCATACAGAACAGAAGCAAGACGCAGATAACAATAGTTATAAGAAGAGCTATGTCTGTTGGCGTTATCGTGAATGATGCTATTTCAGGTTATGTGTATAACGACACTGTTGTTTTAGGACAGAATGAAGAAGAGGCTATCAGTAAGTTGGCGCAAGATGTTGACTTGTTGCAAAACATCAACAAGGATAGTCTTGTCAAGACAGGAAGGGTAGAAGTTCCTTTACTGCCGGAGGTAGAGTTGGGTATCATGCCTACATTCACTACTACGGTGAAAAAGTCTCCAAGTCCTGTTGCGGAAAAGGTGTTTGCTGAAGATGCTGAGGCGGTTTCAGAAAAAGAGGCTACTCCAATAGAGTTCGATATGATGCCTACCCCTATCACTGAGGAGGAAATTTTTAATTCCGACAAGATTCAGTCTGCTGTGGTCGCAAAAAAAAGCGGTAAAAAAAGTTGATAACTTCTTGTTAAACAGCAAAGCCTCCTTTGGAATATAGGGAGGCTTTATTATTTTTGTTGCATGAACGCTTGGATAATGCTTAATAGGGTTAAGAATCATCTTAACCGAACAAGGTCTCCACGACAGAGCGAGGAGCGTATATCGTGGGCTTTAACGACAGCCATGTGGCGTTATATCAACGACAGGGTTGACAATATTAAAAAGTCCGTAAGAGAGAAAACATATTCTTTTGAGATGGTGCAGCGTGTAAAAGACGAGTTGCAGTCTCTTGTCCTTAAAGGCTCTGTACCTATTGACCCTGATGGCAAAATCCTACTGCCTCCTTCGTACTACTATGAAGTGGGGTTGAGGGTTCAGATTAACGGTGTATGGCGCAACAGCACCCCTACGGACGTAGGTGAATGGACTAACAGTGAACGCAACGTCTATCAAAGACCTACCATAGAACACCCAAGACATATTATTTATCAGGGTGAGGTAGAGGTAAAGTGGGGCGGTGAGTTGATTACTCTTGGCTCACTAACTGAGTTTTGGTATTTATTTGCACCCCCTGATATATACGTCAGTGAAATATCACTCACCAATGCCGACACCCTTTTAGTGGGTAAGATGTATGCTGTTGATAGCGGAAGCGTTGTATATGGAGGAACAACGTATGTAGAGGGAGATTCCTTTCAGACAGGGGCGTTAACATCTTTCACAGGAACAGGAACGGTACGTCTTGTAGTAAACTGCTTATTGCCGTTTCAGGCACATGAGGAGATAGTGTTGTGGGCATCAGAGTTATTGGCTGAAACTGTTGAAAACTTTAACAGACAGCAAATGAAAATGATGGAAAGAAAAGAAGTGTAATAGTATATTTGTAAGATAAATAACAATTAAAATCATATAACAATGGGAAATTTAGCAACCAATGATGTTGAGAAGGTTACGCAAAGCGTCCTCTTAAACCTTCCTGTTGCCGGTGATATAGCCACAGCTAACGGTTATCACCGCATCAAGGGATTACGTCCAATTCGACAAGGTTCAATCTTGTCTATTTCAAAACAAACTCCGGTGGTGGAGGTGCAAGGTTACAAGACAGTAGCTATGCCGACTACTCCACTGGCATCTACCAAGTATGGTATCTCTTTCGGCTATCCTGATTCAGAGAGCGGAAGTGTAGGCAACAGCGTTACGAATATCGCTATCACCACACCTTCTGTGTTGACAGGAACAGCGTTGACAGACAGACAGAACATTGCTGCTGCTCTCGCTTCACGCATCAACCGCAAATATGGCTATGCCGTATATGCAGGTCTTGCTTGTACAATTACGCATGG